ATGTTTAATATAAGGGGCTGTTTAATATAATAGCCCCTGTATTAATTAATAATAAATAATATATGGGACATAAAACATACAGTAGAACTTCTCCTAAAGACGGAAGAAGAGCTACACTAGGTACTAACGGAAAGTATTCTAGAGAGAATAATAAAGGGTTTATGATAAATCAAGGGATAGGTAACTTAGAAGGTACTATTGTTTCAATTTTAAGTAATAGTGGTGAAGAAAGAGTTATAAACTCATCAAGTACTGACTATCAACTATAAAAGCAAACAGTTTTACTATTTTTACGTTATACTATGTATAAATAATCAAATATGAAAGCAACAGAAATTATTGAAAAATTCAAGAACATCTTGTTATCTGTTACTCCTAAAGTTGAAGAAGAAGTTAAATTAGAAGAAGCTCCACAGGTTGAAGCTATTGAGGTGTCTCAAGAGGACAACGAAGTTTTACTAACTGAATCAACAGAAGAAGTAAAAGAAATTGAGGTTGAAGAGGAAGTTATTTTATCTGAAGAAACTGAAGTAGAATTATCTACAGAAGAATCTAATGATGAAGTAATTGAAACTGAGGTTGAATTGTCTACTGAAGAAGTAGAGGAAGTACTAGTTGAAGAAGAAGTTGAATTAGCAGCTGAAGACAAAGATGCACCTGTAGAGGAAGCACCTGTCGTAGAAGCAGTAAAAGAAGACTCTTATGCAACTAAAGAAGATTTAGGTAAATTAACTGCTGAAATATCTGCATTAGCTGACTTACTAGATAGTATGTCTCCTAAGAAAGATGTTCCTCAAGAATTATCTGCAATTGAAATTGAATTAGCTGAAGAACTTGAAGCTGAAGGTATTGATGTATCTCCAGAAGCAGTTGTTGAAGGTAATAACTTTTCACATCTTAAAGTACCTATGAATAAAGGTAAATCTACAGAATCAATCGTCTGGGATAAATTATTCGGATAAGAAATAAATTAATCAATTAATAATCAATAAAACAAAAACGCTAAATTATGGCAACTACTACAAGTATTACAACTACTTACGCTGGAGAAAAAGCAGCTTCTTTTATCTCAGCAGCACTTTTATCTTCTAACACTATCGAAAAAGGTGGTATAGAAGTTAAACCAAACATTAAATTTAAACAAGTACTAAGAAAACTATCTACAGGTGATTTAATCGCTGATGGTTCTTGTGACTTCGATGCAACTTCAGCTGTTACTTTAACAGAAAGAACTATCGAGCCTAAAGAATTTCAAGTAAACCTTGCTCTATGTAAGAAAGATTTCAGAAGTGATTGGGATGCTATCTCTATGGGGATGAGTGCTCATGATTCTTTACCAAAGTCTTTTCAAGATTACCTATTATCTCACGTTGTTGCTAAAGTAGCAGCTAAGAATGAGCAAAACATCTGGAACGGTGCTGATGCTAACGCTGGTGAATATGATGGTCTTTTAGCTCTTATGGCTGCTGATTCTGACGTGATTGATGTTGTTGCTGGAGTTATTACTTCTGCAAACGTTATCGCTGAATTAGGAAAAGTAATCGATGCTATTCCAGCTGAATTATATGGTAATGATGAATTATCTATATACATCTCTCAATCTACTGCTAGAGCTTACGTAAGAGCTCAAGCTGCTTTAGGTTACAAAGATTTATATCATGTAGGTCAAACTTCAATGGATTTTGAAGGAACTAGACTTATGGTTTGTAATGGTCTTCCAGCTAACAAAATGGTTGCTGCTGAAAAAGGAAATTTATTCTTTGGAACTGGACTTATGAATGACATGAATGAAGTAAAAGTTATCGATATGGCTGACATTGACGGAAGTCAGAATGTTAGAATCGTAATACGTTTTACAGCTTCTGTTCAATTTGCATTAGGAGCTGAAATAGTTCTTTACGCTTAATCATAAATTAATACTAATCTTTAATATGCCCCTCTTTAATATAGGGGGGTTATATTATATAATACAAATAAAATATGTCTTGTGATATTACATTAGGAAGAAAAGAAGCTTGTAAAACATCTGTTGGTGGTTTAAAAGCTATATACTTCATAAACTATGACGGTGACTTTTATAATTCTGCAACAATAACTAGTAATTCTATATCTGCTTTAACAGCTGTAGTTCCTACGTTTAAGTATGAATTAAAAGGTGACAACAATACTTTTGAAGAAGCTAATGAGAACTCTAGAGAGAACGGAACAAGTTTCTTTACTCAAACTGGAGCATTAGTAATAAAAGTTCAAGATTCAGCAACTCAAGCTGAATTAACATTATTAAGTTATGGTAGACCTCACGTCATCATAGAAGACCACAATGGAAATTTCAGATTAGCTGGTGCTAAGAATGGAGTTGAAGTTAGTGTTTCTACTTCTACTGGTGGTGCTATGGGAGATTTGAATGGTTATAATCTTTCATTCGAAGGAAAAGAATCAGACCTATCTACTTTTATCGATTCAGCTCTTATTGGTGCTGTTGATGGTTTTACAGTAACTGAAGGTGCATAATCTTGTTCTCTAACAATTATGTTATAAAACTAGGGCTATTCTTGATTGAGTAGCTCTTTTTTTTGGTCTATACTTAAAGCAAACAAAAACACTAATTTTACGTTATATTACTATGATAATAACTAACACAAACAGCCTACAAGTATTCAATGCAATACTAAGGACAGATAACATATATACTGCTGGTCAATTGACTATCAGCCTAATAGCTGAAGCACAGAGTACTGCTGTGGAAATAACTCCTACCTCATTGGATTATGAATCTAATTACGTAAAGGTTTCTTATTCTATTACTTCTGGTGAATTGATAGACGGTCAAACATATTTACTAACTTTAAAGGATTCTAGTGGTAAATTACTATTTAGAGATAAACTACAAGTTAAGGATGAGTATACATTAGCAAATGCTGATGAAAGATTCAACCTTCATGATACTGATTTCGTTTATTTAGATAGTAATCCAGACGGAAGTTCTTTTGTTTATAGTGACATAGGTGCTGGTGAAGGTGATAAAAACTACCTACACGACCAAGGAGTTGTAAGTGCAGTTTGGACAATTAGTCACAGTCTAGGTAAATATCCTAGTGTATCTGTAGTAGATACAGCTAATCAGATTGTCTTCGGTGAAATAGAATACGTAGATACAAACAATATAATAATAACATTTAATGCAGCTTTTTCAGGAAGTGCATATTTAAATTAATAATACTAACAATTAAATAATAAAAAAAAATGGCTTCAATTAAACATTTAGTTGATTTAGACTTAGGTAAAAATCAATTATTAAACGCAGTGGTTCAAAACCTTGCATCAGCACCTAGCTCCCCAGCAGATGGTCAAATCTATTGGGATACGGTATCTGAATCTTTATTCGTATACAAATCAGCAACTACTTCTTGGATAGACTTAGGGTCTTCTGGTGTAACTAACTTAAGTTATACTCAATCAGCAAGTAATGGTACTGTAGTATCAAGTACAGGTTCAAACGCAACTTTACCTTTAGGTACAACTTCAAATGCTGGTCTTTTATCTCCAGCTCAATTTGATAAACTAGAAATTACTAGTGGAACTAACAGTGGTGATAATGCAGTGAATAGTTTATACAGTGGATTGGTAAGTAATGTATCAACTGACTTAGGTATAACTAAAAGTGCTACTACTAACGTAATTACATCTTCTGATGGAACTAACGCTACTATTACAGCAGCTACAACTGCTAACGCTGGTCTTATGACTAAAGCTATCTTTGATGAGCATGTAATAAACAATGCTAAGACAAGTGATATTAATCATAATGTCTCTACTAACATTTCTATCGTAGAAGCTCCAACAAATGTATCTGTTCAATCAAGTGATGGTTCTAATGATACTATTGCTGCTGCAAATACAACTAATGCTGGTGTAATGACTTCAGCAATGTTCGATGAGCACGTATTAAACAACGCTAAAGTATCTAATGCTGCTGAAACTGTAACAAGTTTAGCTTTAGCTTCTAACATTCTTACATTTACTGATGAAGATGGAATTGATACTGATTTAGATTTATCTTTATACTTAGATGATTCTAACTTAGCTAGATTAACTTCTGGTTCTTTAGATGGTACTACTGGTGTAGCTACATTTTCAAGAAGTGATTCTTCTACGTTCACAATCGATATGAGTGACTTTTTAGACGCTATTACATTAAATAATACTCTTACTAGTACATCTACGACTCAAGGTCTTACAGCTGCACAAGGTAAAGCATTAAAAGATTTAATAGATGGATTAAATGTTGGTACAGGTTCGAATACAGGTGATAATGCAGTGAATACTTTATATTCTGGATTAGTTTCAGATACGGGTACTCCAGCTATACTTTCAGATGGTTCTGTTCCTACTTTAAATTCAGGTATATCTCAAGCTGAGATGAAATCTGTAATTGGATTAGGTAGTGTAACTAATACTTCTGATGCTAATAAGCCAGTATCTACAGCTCAACAATCTGCTTTAGATTTAAAAGCTAATATAGCTTCTCCTTCTTTAACAGGAACACCTCTAGCTCCAACTGCTTCAACAGGTACAAGTAGTACTCAGATAGCAACTACTGCTTATGTTAAGAATCAAGGTTACACTAGTAACACTGGTACAGTTAAGAAAACACAAGTTGATTGTGCAGCTGCTGCTAGTACAACAGTTACTCATTCATTAGGTCAATATGTTGATGTAAACGTTTACAGAAAACTTACTCCTTTTGATAGAGTTATGGCTCAAGTAACTTCTACAAGTGCTACTACAGTTGTAGTATCATTTAACGTAGCTCCATCTGCTGGGGAATACGTTATTGTAGTACAAGGATAATAATAATAACTTTAATATAAGGGTATCTGTTTAATATACAGGTATCCTTATTTAATATATAAATATAAATAATATGGGAAGTACTAAACACTTAGTTGATTTAGATGTTGATGGAACTGTAGAATCTACTGGTTTCATTAAGACTAGTGGAACTTCAAGTCAATTCTTAAAGGCTGATGGTTCTGTTGATAGTAGCATATACCTTACTACACAGACTGACACGCAAGATTTAAGTATATCAGGACATACTATTTCATTAACAAATGGAGGAAGTGTAACTGTTCCAGATAATAATACTCAGAGAACTAATTCTGAGATAGATGCAAGAATTGCTTTGAATCCAGAAGGATTTATAGATTCTTATACTGATACAAATACTCAATTAAGTGATGCTAATATAGCAGCTATGGGGTATATTAAAACTGAATCAGATACTCAAGACTTATCTATCTCTGGACAAACATTAAGTTTAACTAATAGTCCAAGTATAACTTTACCTGATACTAATACACATAGAGCTATTTCAAGTACGCCTGTAAATGGTGCAACAACAACATCAATAAGTTCAGATTGGGCTTTTGACAATGTTAAAACTGCTGTACCTTCTGGTGCTGTATTCACAGATAATAATGATAACACTCAATTAACTCAAGCTCAAGTTGGTACTTATGCTACTAGTGAAGGTTTTATAAAGACTTATACAGATACTAACACTCAAAGAGGTATTCATGATACACCTGTAAATGGAGCAACTGCAATTTCTATAAGTTCAAACTGGGCTTTTGATAACGTAAAGACAGCAGTACCTAGTGGAGCATTGTTTACTGACAATAATGATAACACTCAGTTAACTTCAGCGCAAATTACTGCAATGGGTTACTCTACGACAGATAATGATACAACTTATACTTCAGGTGATTTTACTCACAACAGTTTAAGTGGTGTATCAGCTAACGAGCATTTGGACTGGACTACAGATAGAGGAGCAACTAACATACACGCTAACAATTACGCTAATGATAATACTCATTTAACATCAGCTCAAATTACAGCGATGGGCTTTAGTACAACTGACAACGATACAACGTATTCGTCAAGTGACTTTACGCATAATAGTTTATCTGGTGTATCTGCTAACGAACACTTAGATTGGACTACAGACAGAGGTGCTACAAATATTCATGCTAATAATTATGCTAACGATAACACACAGTTAAATTCAGCACAGATTACTGCTATGGGATTCAGTACAACTGATAATGACACTACATATACATCAAGTGATTTTACACATGATAGTTTAAGTGGAGTTACTGCTAATGAGCATATCGATTGGACAGCTGACCAAGGTGCAACAAACATACATTCAGGTAATTATACTAATACAAATACTCAACTTTCAGATGCGAATATCGCAGCAATGGGATATATTAAAACTGAAACTGATACACAAGACCTAAGTATTAGTGGACACACAATAAGTCTTACTAATGGTGGAAGTGTAACTGTGCCAGATAACGATACACAGTTAAGTTCAGCAGATATAACTGCAATGGGCTTTTCAACTACAGATAACGATACACAGTTAACTGAAGCTCAGATTACAGCAATGGGCTTTACACAGTCTGCTGGAACTGTAGGAGGAAATGGTGCTGTTAATAGATTCCCTAAGTTTTCTACTGGTGGAACTAATGTAGAGAATTCTAGTGTTACTGATAACGGAACAACTGTTAATTTTGGTGACGGTAGTATTACTCTTAATGATGCTTCGTTTAACATGATAAAGGCTAGTGCTGATATGCAAATTGTAGGTAGTAGTGATGCTGTTCATAATTTAGAAATGGGTAGTAGTACTGTAGATTTTAATACAATTACATTAAGAGCTAGTTCTAAACTATCATATAAAGCTGATAACGTAGAGAAATTAACTATAGATGGTAACGGTCATCTTGATACTGTTGGTAATGTTACAGGTGCTAATCTATCTGGAACTAACACAGGAAACAATGCAGTAAATAGTTTATATAGTGGTTTAGTTAGTGATGTTAATCATAATGTCTCTACTAATTTAACTACAACTCATAACGCTTCTACAGTAGTAGTAAATTCTAGTGATGGAACTAATGCTACTATTAACGCTGCTACAGCAACAACTGCTGGTATAATGAGTGAAGCTATTTATGACCAACACGTATTAAATAACGCTAAAGTATCATTCGATGGTGCTTACGGTTCTTTAAGTGGAACTCCAACTATACCAACTAGTACAAGTCAATTAACTAATAATTCTGGTTTTTTAACTGATGCTTCTGATTTCGTTACATTAAGTGGTGGAACTCAATCTATAGCTGGTAATAAAACATTTACTGGAACAACTAAGTTTGGTACATTTGGTAACCTAGACACTTCTGGTGATAAGGGTATGCAATTCGAATTAGGTACTAGCTCGTTAAATACGATGCGTACTGATGCTGATGCATTCAGAATATACTTTGGTGGAACATCGTCCAATGGTGAAGCTCTAAAGATACTACAGACAGGTGAGATGACGTTAAAGACTCAAGGTACTACAGAATACAAGTGGGATTTAGATGGTGATTTTCACGCAGATGGAGATGTTATTGCTTACTCTACTACAGTATCTGACAGAAACTTAAAAGAGAATATTACTACAATAGAAAATGCAACTGAGACTGTAAAGAAGCTTAGAGGTGTTAAATATGATTGGAAACAAGGTAGTGGTAAGAGAGAAGGTCAAACTGAGATTGGAGTTATTGCTCAAGAAATAGAAGAGGTATTACCTTTCCTAGTTAGAGAGAAAACAATAAAAGACAGACAAGTTAAGACTGTAGATTACGAGAAAATAATAGGATTATTAATAGAGTCTAATAAAGAACTATCTGATAGACTTGATAAACTAGAAAAATAATGGGACTACAATCAAGTGGACAAATAAGTTTGAATGATATACGAGCAGAATTAGGTGCAGCTACTACAAACGTAAGTTTAGGTGCTATGTCTGATACTGCTGGTTTTGCTGCTCAAGATAAGATATCTGATTTTTATGGATATAGTGCTGGAGGAACATCATTCTTAGCTGGTACAAGGGTAACTAGTTCATTTACTGCTTGTTTTCAGAGTCAGAATGTAACGTACTATCATAACGGTAGTGGTTCAGACCCAGTAACAAATGACTATGTATATAGTGATTCAGCTATGACTTCTATCGTAACGTCTGGTTACTATAGAAAAGATACTCAAGCTTTTGAATGGTTTAGGACCAATGGGTTTGGTAGAATATACCAATCAGGTCAATGTTAGGGAGAAAACAATTTAGCTATTTTAACGTTATACTAAGTAAGTAAATAAGAATAATATAAAGAATAATATGGAAAATAAATCAAGTAATGTAAGAATGCTTAACCTGTCTGGTTACGAAGCACCTAAGGTGACTGAAGTAGTTGGGAAGGAATGGATTTCTTACGGTGAACATAACGATTACTACGATACTCTTATAGAGAGATATCTTGGTTCGCCTACTAATAGTAGATGTATTAACGGTATTGTTGATATGATTGCTGGTAGAGGATTAGAGTGTACTGATTCAGAATTATTCCCTGAGCAACACGCTAAGATGAAGTTGTTACTTAAGAAAAGAGATATAAAGAGAGTAGCACATGATTACAAGATGTTAGGACAAGCTGCTGTACAGGTTATATACAATAGGTCTAAGACTAAGATTGTAAAGATAGTACATCATCCAACTGAAACATTAAGAGCTGAGAAAGCTAATGCTAAAGGAATTATAGGAGCATATTACTATCACCCAAAATGGAGTGAAATGAAACATAGTGATTCTCCAAAAAGAATACCTACATTTAGAAATGGTAAGAAATCTGAAAAAGTTGAGTTATATATATTCAAACCTTATAGAAGTGGTTTTTATTATTACTCTCCAGTTGATTATACTGGATGTATTCAATATGCACAATTAGAAGAAGAAGTATCTAATTATCATATAAATAATATTAAGCAAGGATTACAACCTACATTGTTAATGAACTTTAATAATGGAGTACCTAATGCTGAAACACAAGAGATGATTGAAAGAAAGATATACGATAAGTTTTCTGGTTCTTCTAACGCTGGTAAGTTTATACTAGCCTTTAATGATTCTCAAGAAACTGCTGCTGATATTAATCCTATACATTTACCTGATGCTCACGCTCAATATCAATTTATGAGTGATGAAGCTACACAGAAGATTATGTTAGGTCATGGTATTGTATCACCTATATTATTAGGTATTAAAGATAATACTGGATTTGGTAACAATGCTGAGGAGTTAAGAACTGCTGCTGTATTAATGGATAATGTAATTATTAAGCCTTTGCAAGATGGTTTATTAGATGGATTTGAAGAAATACTAGCATTCAATAAAATTAATCTTGATTTATACTTTGTAACTATTCAACCAATTGAGTTTACTCAGTTAGAGAATATATCTACTTCTATTAAAAGAGAAGAAGAAACTGGAGAGAAAGCTTCAGACGAAGATAAAGAAACTAAAGAAGAAGGGAAATAATATGAAAGCACTATTTATAAACGTTAATGACTTAAAAAGAAAGTCAATAATAAGTGGTAATCTGGATGGCGATAAAGTTGTCCAGTTTATTGAGGTAGCTCAAGATACTGCTATTCAAAACTATCTAGGTGGAAAGTTATATAGAAAGTTACAGGATTTGATTATAGCACAAACGCTATATGATGCTGGTAATAACGATTATAAAGTTTTACTTAATGATTATGTTAAGCCAATGCTTATATGGTACACACAAGCTAACTACATTCCGTTTGCTGCGTTTACCGTTAGTAATGGAGGTGTATTCAAAAGAAGTCCTGAAGGAACTGAAACTGTAACCAGAGAAGAATTAAGTATTCTTACTGCCAAAGTGACAGATACTGCTGATTTCTATACACAAAGATTTATAGACTTTATGAACTTTAACAGTACTCTATACCCTGAGTATACAAGTAACCAAGACGGTGATATGTATCCAGATAGAGATGTACAGTATACAGGTTTCGTATTGTAAGATGTTTAATATGATAGTACCCTTGTTTAATATGAGGGTACATATCTTAATATATTAATATGAATAAATTATATAAAGCAAAGACTTCTAACGTAATTAAGCTAAAGGAGTATTTAAATAAACTAATTGAAATAAAGAGGAGTTCTTCTATCTCTATAAATAAAAAGTAGACTGGAAACTATATGTTTAAGTGAAGGTGAGGGAACGAAGTGCCTATTACATTAGACTATATAACAAAAAGAAATAAACTAACTATGGAAACTTACATAATTGATTCACTTATTGATGCATCCCCCTTGCAGTTAATAATGATTACGATAATTACAATACTAGCTATACTATATAAAAGTATAGGAATACAAAGTAAAAAAGGATATAAATGGGTGTATAACCTAATATTCAAAAATAGAATGAATAACAAAATACTAAAGCTTCAATACCATGATATGTTTCAGGTAATAGAAGAAGTTAGGAATACAGTTAAACATACTAAATTCTATCAAGGTAAAGAATTGGATTCTACTAAGTCAGCAATGTTTGTTGATTTTATGAACTTTAAATTAGATGCAGTAAGAGATAGCTTTCAAGATTTGATTGAAGGTGCTGTAGATTCTAATGACAATAACCATTTAAAGAATCAAGTATTTGATGCTATATTTGATAGTATTGGAGTATATACTTCTGCGACTAGAATGTTATTTGTTGAAAAAGGAATACCTTATGAAGATGCTAATTATGTAGTAGAGTTATTTGAAAGATGGAGATTAGATACAGTAAGTAGTGCTGGACAAAGAATAAACAGTATATTTGCTTCTAATTATCACCAAACAAAATTTGATAACTTATTAGCAGTATTAGAAATGATTAGCATGGCTATATCTTTAATACCTAAAGATGGTGTTGCTGCATTTAATTCTATGAATGGTAAGTTTATGAAGTTAAAATATAAATAAAATGAGATATATAAATAAGATAATAGTACATTGCTCAGCTACACCAGAATGTAGAGAAGTATCAGTTGATACAATACGTTCATGGCATTTAGATAGAGGTTGGAGTGATATAGGTTATCATTATGTAATTCAATTAAACGGAGACATCAATAAAGGTAGAGATATCTTAATTCAAGGTGCTCATGTTAGAGGACAAAATAAAGATTCAATAGGTATCTGTTATATAGGTGGTATGGATAGTCAAATGGTTAATCCCAAAGACACTAGAACTATTCAACAAACAGATGCTTTATTGTCTCTATTAAAAGAATTAAAGTGTGAACATCCTGATGCTATAATATATGGTCATAGGGATTTTAGTGCAAAAGCTTGTCCATCATTTGATGCGACAGAAGAATATAAAGAAATAAGTAATGGGAAATTATAAAGAAGAAAACGGTACTACAAGAGTTGGTGACTTTTTAAGGGATTTAGATTTAGCTAAGTCTATTGAAGTTGTTGGTAGTCTTGCTACAGGTAATATAAAGGGTGCTATAGATGCAATCACAGGAGCTGAATCAATTAGCCCAGAACAAAGAGAACATGCTCTTAAAGTGATGCAATTAGATATAGAAGAAATGAAGTCTGTCTCAAAGAGATGGGAATCAGATATGAAAAGCGATAGTTACTTAAGTAAGAATGTTAGACCAATGAGTTTAATATTCCTTACAATAACTACAGTTGTATTAATATATATTGATTCGTTTAATATGAGGGTAGAAGTACCTAGTGAATGGATTGAATTACTTAAGTCATTATTATTAGGTATATATATTGCATACTTTGGTAGTAGAGGAATAGAAAAATATAGAAGTATAGGATAAATGTTTAATATGATAGTTATGAAATGTGTAAAGATAAGTAAAGACCATCATCAAATTAATATAGGTGATGTAGAGATAGTATTGGAGAGAAGCGAAGTTAGACATTTAATACAAATATTAGATAATAGTATAGATGTATGTCAGGTTAAAGAAGTTGAAGTTATGTCCAAAGATGATTATATGGATATGATAAGTAAAGCTAAACAATCTGCTTTATCAGATAATGATGAGGATTGTGATATGTGTGGTGCTTAACATAATACAACTATAAACAACAAAAACAGAATAAGAAGATATATAGAAAGATAGAAATAAGGGGTGTAACTTAATAAGTTGCTCCCTTTTTTTATGCATAGTTCTCAGAGCACTTACACTTCTATATAACTTTAACTACTTATTAATACTAAACTCTAACGAGATTGAATATTATATTTATTTTTCTATTTAATATTTATACTATATATGTTTAATATATTGAAATGGTACAAAGGTATACAAAAAGACCTTACAAACCAAATAAAAAGCATGACAATTTGTCTTAATACAGCATGACAATATTTCATGAAAATAAATGCATAAAAGTTTGGTGGTTCGGAATATAAGTTGTATATTTACGTAACGAAAAACAATAACACTATGACAATATATATATTAATATCATTAGGATGTACCTGTATAGGTTTTATATTTGGATATAACGCTAAGAGTTATGGAGAACAATAAAGATATAGAAGGGTTAGACTATTTACAATGGTCACTCTTTGATAGTAAAGATGAAGTAGGTTCTGGTTATAAGTTCATGGAAAGAAAGCCTGTTCTTATATTAGATAAGTATGTAAAGAAAACTAGATATATATTAGAAATCGAGTTAGCTTATGTATCACCTATAGAGGGGAATAAAAACAATCTAGCTATGAGAGATTCACATAGAGTTGGTCACGCAGTTAGATTAAGAATGATAAGCCCTAAGAAGAGAATGCATTTAGTTGCATTTCTTATTAAAGAAGGAGTAAGAAGAATAGCTTTTAGTAAAGAATATTTGTATTTTGATACAGATGACTTAAAAGAACCTATGTTAAATTATTGGAATTACTAATTACAAGCTTCCTTAGCTCAGTTGGTAGAGCATTTGATTTGTAATCAAAAGGTCGTCAGTTCGAATCTGTCAGGAAGCTCATTATAATGGGGGTGTAACTCAGTTGGCTAGAGTATCTGCCTTGCACGTAGAAAGTCGTAGGTTCGAACCCTATCACCTCCACGTTTTTTATTTTGTTTTTAGTTAGAAAGAGCACTTACCTTAACTGGTAGGTGTTTTTTTTTGCTTTTTTATTTGGTGGTTCGGAATATTTAATGTATATTTGTATCATCAATAACAATAAACACTATAAACTATGAAACATTTAAACGCATTACAAGTTGAGAATAGAATTTACGATAAGATATATAGTAAGATATTCTTTACTAATCAAAGGATTCAACAATACGAAGCCGAACTTAGAGGTGACTTACTTACTAAGATGGACATGGAGCATGTTAGAAAGATGCTAATGTCAGAAGAGAACGAATTACAGGTATACAAAGAAATGATGTTAATTACACAACTATATAACAAATAAAAGCTATGACGAGAACAGACGATTTAATACACAGAGATATAGATATGAATGGAGTTTTATACTCAATCAACTATGAACTAGATATGAATAGAGTATATATAATGAATGTAGAAGAAATTACCAATCCATTTAAAGGTACTGAAGAAGATATGACTTACAAAGAAGGTGAGTTATGGGGATACTTAACAGAGCATTTATTAGAGTATCATTATACACTTGATAATTTTGGATGGAATGATTAGACGTATACTAAAAGAACTCTGGATAGCATCAAAGATAATTATTAAGCTAGTTACATTGGCTTTACTATTAACATGGATAGAATCATTATTCATATAAACAATAAACAATATGGAAGAATACGAATTTCAAGAAGCATTTGGTAAGTTAGGTAAATTACTATTATCATTCTCTGCTAAAGATAAAGAAAAAGCAGAACCTTATATAGAATCATTAAATAAGATATATTTTTATGCAAATGAATTAAGGTTAAGTGAAATAGAAAATACTATGTTACTCGAGCAATATAGAATAAAGAAAAAATAAATGGTAAAACATTTGGTGGTTCGGAATATAATGCTTATATTTGTACCATAGGAAATAATAACTAAAAACAATAATATGACAATACAAGAAAAACTATTAGAAGTACAAGGTCACTTAAAAGCACCTAAGAATCAACGTAATAACTTTGGTAAATATAATTACAGAAGTTGTGAAGATATTCTTGAAGCCTTAAAGCCACACTTATTAAAAGTAGGAGCATCTTTAATGATAACAGATGAAACAGTAGAAATTGCTGGTATTCCTGTAATAAACGCAAGAGCAGTCTTTTTTGATAATGATGGTAAAGTAGAAGTAACTGCACAAGCTGGTATAGACCCAAATCGTAAAGGTATGGATATTGCTCAGTCATTCGGTTCATCATCTAGTTATGCTAGAAAATATGCCTTAAATGGTTTATTCTTAATTGATGATACTAAAGATTCTGATGCAACTAATACACACGACAAGAGTAATACACCAACAGTTTGGTTGAACGAAGGTAGTGCTGAATTTGATAGAGCAAAAGCTAAATTAAGTTCAGGAGAGTTAACAATGGCAGTATTAAAGAGTAAAGTACTAATGAGTAAAAAAGTAGAAAGTCTACTAAACAATTAATAACTAAAAACAATAAAAATTATGAGCGCACTATTAAATTTAAGTATCGATGTATCAAGTTTACCGAAAGAGAAATTTGTTAAAGGAAAGAATGGTAAAGTATATTATAACTTTACAGTATCATTAAACGATGACACTAATCAATTTGGTCAGAATGTATCAGCATTTGATTCACAGACTAAAGAAGAAAGAGAAGCTAAGAAGAAAAAAGACTTTATCGGAAACGGTAAGATTGTATGGACTGATGGCTCAATCGTTGTAGCAGAAAGACAAGACCAAGAAGCACCGAAAGTTGCATCTGCTCCTGTAGTAGAAGCTAAAGGTGGTGATGACTTTCCATTCTAAGAGTAAGTATTAAGCGAGAGTATGGTATATGGGGGTTCGATTCCCCCACTCTCAACAACTAGAAAACACTATTAACAAACTAAAAACAAAAACTATATGGATGAAGATAAGAAAATAGTACAAAATATGTATTTCGATAAGTTAGCAGAAGATTTATTTATAGATGCAGAAGAAGAAATATCATATCCTCCAGTAGCAATATCATTAGGTGAAGCAGTTACTAATACTACAAGTGGTGAAGTGAGATACCCTATTCCAATAGGCACTTACGGTAACTTTAGTTTTGTACAAGCACCCCCTAAAAGTAAGAAGACATTCTTTATATCATTATTAGGTTCTATCTTTTTATCAGGTAGTAATATATATGGTGGTAATATTAAAGGACACAGAACAGATGAATGTTTAGTTCATTTTGATACAGAGCAAGGTAGATTCCATGCACAGAAAGTATTTAAAAGAGTATTAGATATGAATGCTGGTAATGATGTTGGGTGTTATCATACATTTGGATTAAGAACATTAGGATATAAAGAGAGAATAGATTTCATAGAGTATTACTTATATAATAAATTAGAGAAAAAAGCTGGTGTAGTTATCATTGATGGTATAGCAGATTTAGTATCTGATGTAAATAACTTAGAGGAATCTAATGCAGTAGTACAAAAGATAATGAAATGGTCAGCAGAATTAAATTGCCATATAATAACTGTAATACACAGTAACTTTGGTAGTGATAAACCAACTGGTCATTTAGGTTCATTCCTAGAGAAAAAGACAGAGACTCAAATTCAATTAGAGGTTAACACCGTAAATAAAGAATTAGTTACTGTAAGTTGTAAGCGTTCAAGGGGGTTTCCATTTGAGACATTTAGTTTCAAGGTTAACAAAATGGGTTTACCAGAAGTAGAAGGTGACTTATTCGATGTGTTAGAAGGTACTAACTTTAAGAAAGTAAAATATGATAACTAAGTTTAACACACCATTTGCAGTGTATCTACCTAGAGTTAAGTCTAAAGATAAACGAATAGCAATAAATCTGAATACATATAGAAATTTACATTTCTTAGTAAACAATCAAGCTAAAACGGTTTATAAGAAGATGATGGCAGAACAGTTAGAAGGACTGATTATTGAAGTACCTGTAGAAATTACATACCAAGTATTTAAACCAAGTAAAAGAAGCTTAGACAAGATGAACGTAGTTAGTATAGCTAGTAAGTTCTTCTTAGATGCAGTTACAGAGTTTGGATGTTGGGATGATGATAACGATGATAATGTTAAGACAGAAATCATTTTACCTACAGAACTTGACAAGGATAATCCTAGGGTTGAGATAACTATAAAAACAATATAAAATATGTATATAACATCAAGATTAATATATGGATTCGTGATTGGATTCGAAGCAGTAGAAGTACAAGAAACGGAAACAGAATCATATAATGTATATAAATTAGATGTAGGTTTCGTAAGTATTAACATGATACCAGCACCTAAGAACTAATATGATACTAGAAAAACTAGCAAAAGACCATAACAATTGGCTGAAAATGGTTTATGGATTTGGATGTAACAAGTCTATAGCTGAGGATATAGTTCAAGATATGTATATAAAAGTATATGAACTAGTAGAAAGAGGTAAGGATATATCTTACGGTGAAGATGATGTAAATAGGTTTTACATATACTTAACTTTAAAGAGTATCTTTGGTGAATACTACAGACAAAAAGGAAAGATAACTGTATATTCTACAGATGATGATTTAACAGGAGATAAGTATTTAAATATAGCTTCTGATAAATCAACTACTGGTTTGAGAGAACAAGAAGCATTTGAGAGAGCATATGATAAGGTACTAAAAGTTTTAGATACTTTGCCATTATCAGATAACTATCCATACTTTAAGAATATATTTATAGGATACAATACAAGGGGCTTGTCTATGAGACGTATGGCTAAAGAAACAGGTATCAATTTAAATAGTATTTTTAATACATTAACCAAGGTAATGACTATAGTAAGAAGCGAAGTTGGAGAAGACATCGAAGATTACTTTAATAAAGATTACCATTTAATATAATATATATGAAAAACGATGATTATTACCTTAAACTAGACAAGAGGTCTAAAGAGTATAAGCAATGGAAATTAGAAGCTTTAGGTAAGCCTTCTGAGGGATTAGGAGATACAGTAGAAAAGATATTTAAAGCTACAGGTATTGATAAATTAGCTAAGTTTATATTAGGTGAAGATTGTGGGTGCGATTCTCGTAAAAAAGCACTTAACGAACTTTATCCTTACTTAAAACCTAATTGTTTAACTGAGTTAGAATACGATTACTTAAAAGAGTATTTTGATAAGTATCCTACTGCTAAAGGAACATTACAAGCTGACTATGTAAGAAAGCTATATGTTATTTACAATAGAGTGTTTAATCAAAAGAAAACACCTAGTAATTGCCCAGCTTGTGTAAGAAGTGTGTTACAGAACTTAAAGACTGTATACTTAACTTATGAAGCTTAACAGATATAGAGCCTACTATTTTAATTAATAGTGGGCTTTTTATTTGGTGGTTGGTATAAAATTATGTATATTTGTTTAACATTAATAACTAAAACAATATAAATATGGATGCAGTACTAATAAATAATGATATATATATGGTAGATACTACTAGTGAGTTTTTCTATCAGGAGTTAAGTTTGATACTAAATCAATATGACAATCCAACAATATTTTGGGTAGAAGACACTACAGATGAATTATAATAATGACTTTAAATACGACTTAAAGGTCGGACAGATAAAAGAAGTTGAAGTAGGTAAAATGTTATTAGGTTCTACAATAGAAGTTAAACATGACTTACAAGCGACTAAAACTGGTAATGTATATATAGAGTACTTTAGTAGAGGTAAAGCTTCTGGCATAGCTAAGAGTGAAGCTGATTACTATTGTATAGCTTTTGGTTCTGGTATGCACTTCATTAAGACAGAAGACTTAAAGAAACTATGTAGACCGTACTTTAATACTGATAGAGATAAAGCTGGAGGAGATAATAATACCTCGAAGGGAATCCTATTACCTATAAAAGATTTATTAAAATAATAGCCAAATAGTTTGGTGGTTCGTAATATATTTACTATATTTGCGTATAACAATAAAACAAAAACAATATGAACTTTAAACAATTAACAGACGTAGACAAAGAATTAATCAAAGTATCTTACAGAAGAGAAGATTCTAAGTCTAAAGCACAAAATCAATTAGCATCTACATTTGGTGTTACTACTAGAACAGTTAGACAATGGGCTCAGAACTTAGGCTTAACTGGAGACAATACAACTACAGACTCTTTCAGAGTTATGATATATGATATTGAAACATCTAGAGTAAACGCTAAAGTATGGTGGACTGGTAAACAATATGTTGGTCATAAGAACTTAACATCAGAACCTAAGATGATATCAGTATCATGGAAATGGTTAGGAGAAGATAAGATTCACGCTTTAACATGGGATAAAGATCA